CCAGATTTCGGCTTCACGGATGCGACAATTGTCGCACTCGTGAAAGCCCTACTGGACTTCATCGAGGACAGCGAGGTGACGACGGCGAAACTTCTTCAGCTTCAATCCTGAAGCTGAAGTCACTGACTAGAGCGATCTAGTCCCCCCTGGGCATGGTATGCCCTCAAGGAGAAAATATCATGTCTAGGCCAGTGAAACTGGACAAAGTATATGCTTGTACCGTCTGCGGACGCGATTTCCGAGATATCGCAGCATATGGCTGTGGTAGCAAAGAGGCTACCCAAGCCGTGGGCAACGATTGCTTGGTTCGCTACGTTGGCGGGCCTGGCATTATCTTTGACCTTGCAAGTGTTGCACGCGGACTGGCTTTCCTCTCCTACTTTGATCGGCAATCGAAAGATCGCCGTTCAGATAGGAAGGATCTCCTGCTCCGCGTACACACCTGACAACTTCCAGCTGCCGTCGAATGGTAGTGAACAACCCCTCTTGAAAATCTATCAGGAAGGGGAGTTCATCTACTTTCGGGTAGAATGTGGACATGGAATGACACAGCCAAGAGGCGTGCCATGAAAAGTCCATTAGTGCTCCTCTCTAGTCTTCTGCAGGGATGCACAAGGCTAGAGCCAGGTGTGAATGGGTTTGATCGTGATTTGATCACGATCAAGTCGAGAGTCGAACACGAAGGCAACGGCTTCCTAACCGTTGCCCTACCTGCCTTATGTGATGCCTTCGACGAAGGCCTCTCCAAAGGCAAGTTTACCTGCCCGCCTGGCTTTAAGAAAACCAGAGGGGGAGCGCTCCCGAGACTTTTCTCGGGTTTGCTCTGTAAAGTGTTCGATATCATTACTGGGACTATCTTACCAGCACCAAATCTCAATTGCGTTAAATTCGCAAGAGAGGTTCTGAGGCTGTATAAGAAACTTCAGCTTGACGATGATGAAGTCGAAAGACTTGATCATTTGGCCAAGAAGAAGTTTATCAAGTGTGAAGAAACATGTAAAGAGCCCATCTTATTGGACTCTCGAAAGCTCTACATACTTGATAGTGTCTGTCGGTATATACTCCCAAATATCGAAAGTTTCGATAAGCGGGAGATACTATGCAGACACGGCCCCGGTAGCGTTGTAGAATCGTTTACTCCGAATCAGAAGTGGTCCGGAGTTGCGGCTTCTCTTGGGCCGCTCATGGACTATGGCTTCGACTGGTTTTCGTACCTGTCGGGCCATGCTCATGAAGCGATCGACAACGTCCCTCCGAGTAGCCATGCCAAGCTTGTTAGTGTGCCTAAGAACTCACGTTCTCGGCGCACTATCACCATCGAACCCTGTTGGAAACAGTTTGTTCAACAGGGGTACAATAGGGTTCTTCGAGATCATATCAAAGAAGATCCCATATTGCGATGGTCGCTTGACCTGAATCGACAAGAGCGAAACCAACAGTTAGCTCTTGAAGGTTCCCGTACCGACGAATGGGCGACAATAGATCTCTCATCAGCATCAGATTTGCTAACTGTAAAGTTAGTAAGCCGAGTGCTGAAGGAGAGACCCCTCCTGTTGGAAGGGCTTCTTTATTGTCGTTCCTCTGGTATCTTTGACGGTTCAATCCGCCAAGATCTAGAGAAGTTTGCCGGTATGGGTAACGCGACGAC